TACATATATATGGTAACACTTCCCCCGAATATAAATTGATCCACGAAGGTAACTGTACTCTGTCCCGTTGCAGTACAGTCACCTCCATCTAATGAAGGTTCTACTATTTTCAAAACCTGAAAAATACCATCAACACTATTAATATTTGGTGCTGAATCTGGTAATAAGTATCCAGGTTGAACTCGAGTCCAGTTTAATGTTGAAAATGGACTTGGGTTGTTCTTTGGTGCGCCAAAGACAGCTATTGGTGTAGCTGCTGAAAATGTAGTATTTGAACCCCATGATAGATTCCAACGGTAAGTCATAGTGACCGCGACCATTGGAGGAACCACTACTGTCCGAGTGATTTGTTTTATATAATTTTTATTGAGATTTGTTTTCCCAATTAAATCATATACCACATAATCATCAGCATCTGTGCCAAACCTTTTTACGTATGGACTTGATGGGTATGTTTTACTCTGAATGGCAATCCCTGCAGTACCTGATGGTAAAGATCTTAAAACATGTCTGAGCCGTAAACGTCAGTTCATAAGTCTTAAGCGGGATAGGTTGTGATTCATCGAAGCCGATGAAAAGTAGTTTCCTAACATTTTAGCACCAGCGTTGATTGCTGGAGATAATTCTCTAATAGTCTCCAGTATCGAAGATGCCATAAGTTTAGGAGGTGATGCATTTGGTTGACTAACGCGTAAAGAAGGTAACTTCTGTACGGCTGTGTTGACTATTTCGAAGCCTCTGCTGTCAGAGTGAGTTGGAGTGTGAAATGCGGCTGTAGATGCACCGATAAATTCTACATGTTCCACGATCTCAACTTCGAAAGTTGCTGGGCCTGGTGATTGAATTAACACGACCATTGGTGCTCCGCCAATACCACCTGGTGCGATGGCATTTAGCTCAGCTTGTCCAGTAGAAATTTGTTGGTTTATCGAATCTGATAATGAATATCCTTGAGAGTATGGATAAAGATTATTTGTTGGTAATCCGAAACTATTAACTTCTGTTGAATATGGACCCGTGTAACTCGTTTCAATATCATCTATTGAGCCAGTTGCAAACCACTGTTTCTTAGACGTAATTCTATCTACTAATGTTTCATCCTGACTACCTAAAAAGTTCGCGGTAGTTGATAACTGATTCATATTTGTATGGGATGCGGACACAAATTGGTAATATAATCCACCCATATTTAACACTGTGCCCGTATATTGGACACTTGCACCAAATGAAACAAGTCTTCCTTGCACTGATGATCCACCATTAAGTGAATCTGCAAATTGATTTGTTTCATATGGAGAGTTAATATATTGTGGTGTAAAACCTCCTGGATTAGAAACAACAGCATTAATGTTGGATGTTGTTGTTCCAGCTGCTGAATCCATTGTGTATACTGCTCCTGCTTTCCCATCTACGCCTGATATCAAAGCAACTAACTTTGATGTTTTCGAAGCACTTGAAACTCCGAAATTACCAGTGATTGATGAACCAGTTGAAACAAGTCCATTAACAGTTTGAAGTGTTACTGTTGCTGAACCGGATGTAGTATTGATAGTGGCTGCACCTGCTGCAGTTGATAGACGTGACGCAAATACTGTCAACGGGTTAGGAGATGTCGCTAAAGCCGCTGCTGATTGTGTTTGACCTACCAACGCTACTGGTGAACCTTTACCTAAGGTTGGAGTAAAATAAATTGGAATAGTTCCACCTGTTGCTTCGGAAATTGTAACCACAAATCTAGTGAATAATCGCAATTTTTGAGATGGTCTACTAGGAACCTTGGGTATGCAAGCGCCATTTGCTTCAGCAGACCATGGATCTGATAATGCTTTAGCATATTTGGCGGCACACATACTCAAGCCTTGGGCCAT